GTTCGACCCGCTGGACCGGACCGCCAAGCGACGGCGTTAGGAACGCGCCGAAGTCCATTAGCGCGGGCGCGGCGGACGCCGGGGACGGATGGTCGGGAAGGTCGATCATGCGGCTAGCAGATTGCGGCGCGAGCGCCGGACCATGCGGGCTTCCGAACCGGTTACGCCGATAATCGCCGCTTGTCCGGCCATCGGCGCGGCGACGTTGGCGGCGCGATGGTCGACGACCGTGTCGAAGTAAGGCGACGGGACAACGATAACGCGTGTCGGCGCGGCTTCTTTGCCCGGATTGATATAGCCGCGCTTCTTCGACGAAAACCATTCCGGCCCGTTTTCGCCGACCATGTAGGACTTTCCCGGGACGACCGGTCCGCCCATTGCGCGATAACCGCCGAAACCGGCGCGAGCGCCCGCGACTCCCGCCGTTGCGGGCGCGGCTCCGCCGCCGAAAACGCCGACTTGTCCGAGCAGCTTAACGACGTTCAAGACGGTTTCTAAAAGCTTCTGAATCCCGCCGAGAATGTCGCCGCCTTGGAACGCCGTTACCATTTCTTTCATATGTCCGACCGCTTCCGCGCCCATCGTCCCGAACGCGTCCGCCATCTCTTGAGTCTTCGTCTTGGTTAGGTCGCCCATCTTATCCAAAGCGACTTTGTTCGCGTCCCCAATGTCGCCCATAATTTCGGCGGCGTCCGGGACGTCCGGCGCGAAGATTCCCTTCGCTTCCCAAAAGTCGGAATTTTGCGGACCGGCTTCCCACCATCCGGGCGGCTCTTCGGGAAGCGCGTTGAATTGATCGGTTAGCCGCTTAAGCGCCTCCGTATAATCGTCGGCGGATATCTTGCCCGCGTCGAGCCGCGCCTTAAGAGATTTTTGGTCGGCTTCGAATTTCTGAATTGCGGCTTGTTCCGGGAAAAGCCCGTCCCAAAAGCTTTTCCACTCTTCGGCGGCCTTTTTCGCGGCGTCGCCGGAATCCTTCGCCGCCTTGCCGACTTTGCCTATCGCGGCGGCGGCGGCGGGAGCCTTCGCCGTTGCGGCGTCTTTCATCTCCATGTTGAGCCGCGCAAAACTCGCGCCGACGTCGGACATATAGGTGTTTTTGGTTTCCTTCTTTTCGGTCGCCCCCATTAAATTCATTAACGCTTTGAACGCTTGGTAAACCGCCCGGATCGGCCAAAGCAGATTCTCTAAGGCGGTCGTTAGGGTCGGCCCTAGATAGTTGCGAACGGCCCCATGTAGGGCGGCGACGATGGCGGTAATTTTTTCCCAATTCCGCCACGCCAGATAGAGCGAACCGACCGCCGCCGTCGCAAGGCCAAGCGGCAAGAGCATGGTATTAATTGCGATGCCAGCCGCAACCGCGCCCGAAGCGGCGGCGGCTTCGGCGGATGCGAGTCCGAGCAAGCCTTGGGTAAAGAGCGCGACGACCTTAACGGCGGCGAACGTCTTAATCAGATTGCCGATTAGATAGATAAGCGGTCCAGCCGCCGCCGCGACTGCAAGCAGGGAAAGAGTCACGGTCTGGACCAACGGGTCCAGCCTCGAAAACGAGTCCATCGCCGTTGCCAGCTTGTCGATTAGCGGCGTTAGAATCGGAAGAAGTTTCGTCCCGACGACAACCGACAATTCCTGATAGGCGGACTTCGCCCGGACGACTTGGTTCGCCGTTGAATCCGACGTCCGGGCGACGTCGCCTTGGGCCTTGGTCGTCGCTTCCAAAATTAGGTTATAGCGGGCGACGATTTTTTGTTGGTCGGTCATCGTCCCGCCAACTTTGACCAAGCCAAGTTCGACGCCCTTCGCTTGGACCGCCGCTTCGTTCAAAAAGACGCCGAACGTTCGAAGCGGTTCGCTTTCGCCCGATAATCCGGCGCGAAGTTTTTCCATCGCGACGCTTGGGTCGACGTTAAAAAACGACCCTAAGTCTTGCGCTAGGACGGCGAAGGTTTTCGCCATCTCGGCGGCCTTCGCGGGCGGAACCGCCGTGTTAAAAAAGATGCCGAACGTGTTCGCGGCTTCTTCCATAATTTGAGTCGACCGGCCCATGGCGTCGCCGGTTTCTTCGGCCCATTTTTGCATATCGGCGGACATTGCGCCGAAAGTGACATTGAACGCCGATTGAAGTTCGTTCGCGTCGCTCGCGGCCTTGAACGCCAGCCCGCCGAACGCCACTAGCGGCGCGGTTATGCCAATCGACATAGCCTTGCCAACGTCGGCCATTCCCTTGCCGAACTTTTCCATCTTTTTCGAAAAGACGGTTAGTTCGCGCTCGGCTTGCGTCATGCCTTTTTTGAAGGCGACCGTATCGAAGCCCAAAACGAGCTTAAGGAATCCTAGGGTTGCTCCGGCCATCGGTTATGGCTTTCCTTTCGTTTGCCGGGATGCGGCGGACCCGGACGGACATTCCGGCCCGTTCCATCTTCGACAACATCGAAGCGACCGCGCTCGGCGGCGGCTTCGCTTGGCGCGGCGGTTTTAGATAATGCTCGGCGGGACGGAGACGCTTGGTCCGCGCCATCGCTTCGCCAGTATGGGCGGACAAGATTAGACGTTCGGCTTCGAACTTGTTCCGACCCCGCATGATCGCGCCGAACGTGCGCGGGCTTTGTCGCCAAAACGAGTCCGGGTCTAAGCCGCTTTCCGCCCATGTTTCGAAGAGCGCGTCCCAATCCCAAGGGACGGCGGTTTCGCGCCGTTGCCCGCCGCCGTCCCGGTCCGATTTTTTGCGCGGCGGTCCGCCATTTGTTCCATCGCTTCCCCCATTGCCGGGGAAAGCCGGTCGCCGTCCGATAGGAGCAATTCGCCGACGTCCTCTAGGCTTATGTCCGGATGATGATAGCGAAGAGCGCCGTAAAGCATGGCTCGCGCCGTCTTTAGGCGCGGGCTTCCCTTGGCAAGCTCCGCCATAATCGATTCCGTGTTTTCGCCCGCCGCTTCTTCGGCTTCGACCAATGCGCCGAAGTCGAACCGAAGGGTTAGCTCGCGTCCGTCGTCCAACGGAGCGCGAGCTTCGCCGTAAATGCGGTTCGCCATGTTATGCCGCCTTTTTCGCCGTCGAACTGGACGAAGAAGAAGCGGCGGCTCCGCCCGTATGGGCGGCTTCGGTCGGGAGTCCCGTAACCTTGCAAGTTAGGGTCGCTTCCATCGCGTCGTCGATATTGACGTCGCCCCGGTCGTAACCAACGACAACGCAATCGCCGGAAACGTCCCAAACGGGAGTCCCGCGTTCCGGAATAACCGCCTTGAAAGGACGCGTATCGCCGGAATTGAGCGCCTCCTGACAGGCTTGGTCGGTATCGGAACCGGCGCGGAAGTTTAGGACGACTTCGAATTCGCCGCCTTCGATCATCCCCGGCGCATATTCGCGCCGCCGCCCCGGGCTTTTCAGATGCGACGTTTCGACTTGTTCGACTTCGTCTTGCGGAAGGGTAAAGCTCTTAACTTGCGTAAGCTCCACAAGGACGGACGGCGTAGCTTCATCGCCAAGCCAAAATTCACCGCCCCAACCGATTCCGGCTAGTTGGTCGTCTGCCATTTTTGGGTTCCTTTAGGGTTAGGCGGCGGTTCCGTAACGCAAGGCTAAGTCCATCACCGCCCGATGGACGAAGCGCGTTTCCTCTTGGCTTCCAAGGTCGCGGGGACCGTCGACGGCCCCTCGCCAAAAAATGATATTTGCGCCGGTCGCGTCGTCGACTTCGGCGACGTCGATAAGCGCCGCGACGGCGGCTTCGGCTAGCTTGCGGCTTTCGGAATATCGTTCGCTTTGCGCGGCGACTTGGACCCGCGCTTCGAACATATCGTCGAACCCTTTTAAGTATTGGGTCCGCTCTTCCGAGACGACTTGAAGGACCAACGCGGGAAGCGTTTCGCCTTGCGGTCGAACAAGCCAATAGATGCGGTCGGCGACGATAGCCGTAACCGCCGCGTCCGCTTCCAAGCGGGCGATAATGGCTTCGCCGAGCATCATGGTTTTTAAGAGCCTTGGGCCTTCGACTTTTTCGCGGCTTTCGCGGCGGCCTTGTCGACTTCATCGGTAAGCGCCGAAGCGAACGCGGCGACGGCGCGGGACTTATTGGCGTCGACGGCGGGACGGAACCAAGGTTGGGCGGGATAGCGCCGCGACGTTAAACCATATTCGGTCGGGACGGCGGCGGGGTCGTCGAAGATAACGGCGACGGTCGCCAAGCCTTTTCCGGGCTTGTCCCGCTTAATCTGTTTCGACGCCTTCAAGCTGCCCGGTTCCGACTTCCATTGGTCCGTCCGGGACGAAACCGGCGCGTTCGCTTGGGCGGCGTTGGCGATTATCTCGGCGGCTGGCATTAACGCCCGCCGTCCGACGTTGCGTTGGATGGTCCGGCTAAATTCGGCCAAGCCTTCGCGGACTTCTTTCAAGCCCTTAAATTCGGTTTTGAACGCCACTATTCGGCGGTCGCGGCTGGCGTTGCGGTCGGCGTCGTGAGCATGGCGACCGCGCCGACTTGCAGTAGTTCGCGGCGGCCAACTTCTTCGATAGATTTAACGTCGAAAACTTGGTCCTTATATTCAATGCGGCTTGTCGGCTGGACTAGCCCTTTCCGCCATCGAAAGAAGAACCGGAGCGGCGCTAGCGCCATGGTTTCGGCGGACTGGAAACGCTCCGTCCCGGGCGCGGACTTAATCGCCGCCCATGCTTGGACGCGGGTCGGCGCAGGACCGGTCGGTTCGTTCCAACTATCCTTCGTCGTCGGACTAGACGGCGTGACAATCGTAACCAACCGGTCGAACTGTCCCCGGGGCATTTTGCCCGCCGTCATGGCGCGACGAACTTCATATAAAAGAGGCAATTGGTCGCGCCGGTTATGGCGTCGTCGGGATAGGCGAAGCCCGCCGTATATTCGCCTTCGATAAGCGCGAGCATCGCGCCGATTAAGCGGGCGTCCTCTTCGCCAGCCGGGACGCCCGCCGTATAGGTAACTTCGAACGGCGTTCCCCCGGTCGACGGCCAATCGCCGGTTAACTTGGTCGACGGCGGAACGGCGACCGGCGCGAACGCTTGGTCCGCGCCGTCGCTATCCGAATAGGAGACGCCGCCGACCGCGATTAGCGGTCCCCGGGACAGACGAACAACGCCGCCCCGGGGGGTCGCAAGCTGGACGAATTCGCGTTGAACCAACGCTAAACCCGTATGCTCTTCGACCCATAGCCGCGCCCGGGGAATCATCGCCGAAATTTTGGAATCTTCGACGTCGTCCGTAACCCGCAAATAATCTTTTACGGTGTCCAGATCGACCGGTTCGACTAGGGGCGTCGTCGCCATTGGTTAGCGCCGTCCGCGCCGGTCCGACTGCGTTGGATATTGGGTCGCCTTGGCGCGGTCGTCGTCGCCTTTGCGGGCGTCGATTGGCGCTTCCGGGTCCGGGGGCGTCGGGTCGATTGGCGCTGTAAAGTCGCCGTATTGCTGCTTAACGCGAAGCTCTTCCGCATGAACGACGGACGGCGCTAGCGGCTCTTGGTTTTCGTCGGCGTCCTTTGTCGCCGCCGACATAAGCATCTCTTTTTCCATAACGTGATAGACGCCATCCGGTCCTAACGGACTTTCGGGTTCGGCTTCTTTGCCGTCGCGTTCCGCCTTTTCGGCGCGTTCGCGGTTTTCGCGATTAACGCGGGCCATGGTCGTTTCAGAACCGCCGCGAGACTTATCTTCGGGGGACCGTCCCAAGTTCTTTTCTTCGGGCGCGTCGCGGCCCTTACGGTCGTCCGTCATGGTCTTAGCCTTTCGCTTGGGGGTTGGAATTATTCGGGAAGTTCGTTGTCGACTTCGGGGGCTTCTTCGTCGCCGTCGCCCGCGCCTTCGTCGATAATGCCGTCGCGGTAGGAACCGACGAAAAGGTCGAGCGCCATGACGTAAGAAACCATGGCGGTTTCGCCGTCGCCAACGACGTCGGTAAATTCGATTGCGTCGGTCCATTCGTCGTCATTGCCGAAGCAAATAAAGCGACCGGGTTCGACCCGCGTAACGACGAAGTTTTGGCCTTCGTAATTGTAGCAAGCGCCGACTTCCGGCGTTTCGGCGTCGGCGGGAAGTTGCGTCGGTCCTGTCATTTTGGGGGACTCCTTTTCGGGCGGGAAAAATGGGGGACCGGCTAGGGTCGAACCGGCCCCCCGGGGACGGACCCGGACTTAGGTTCCGAGCGCCGTAATCATCGCCGCGAAGTCGCCCTTTACGAACGCGGCGGGACGATAGACCGCGAGCGCCAACCGCTCTTCGGCCAAGATCGTCACAAGGTTTTTACGGAAGTTGTCGGAGTCTTCCGTTGAAAGTTCGACGGTCGCGTTTTGCCGGTCGAATATCTGCGCTCCGGCCTTGAACGCGCCGACAAGGAACTTCCCTAAAAGCATCGCTTGAGTCGCGACGACGGGGAGTCCCCAAACGCGGGCGGCGGCTTCGCTCTTCGGGTCGCCGATAATGTAACGACCGGTCGAGTCCTTGGTTAGTTCGATGCCCGCCCAATCGGTCGGATGAAGGACGATTCCGGTCGCCGGATATTCGGCTAGCGACGCTTGCAACATGGCGAAGCGAAGGACGTCCAGCTTTTGCGGAAGCGGGATAACGCCCGGGTCCGTCATGGCGACGGCTTGGGTATAAATCCCGTTCAGGTTT